CTCGTGTCGGGGAGGGGAGATCAAGCTGAGTCCACAGAGCCTGCAGAAACAGCTTGAAGTCACCCTTAAGAGCCGACACAATGTCGGTCTTATTCATCAGTAGTTACGGTTACCTGGATATCCTTTGCTGACAGCTTTAGACATCTTTTTGCCTTGACGCTTCTTACTGCGTCGTTGCATTTCCTGAAGTTCACGAACCACCCTTGACATCCGGTCTTTACGCTCAGAGCCTTGTGGCATCCGGTACGGATTCTTCTTCGAGTTAGACGGGACGTCTTTAGCTCCACCACTACCAGGTTTAACTTGCGGCTTGGTTGTTTTTGTTCCACTACCACCGGAGGTGGGTTTGGTGGTCTTTTTATCGTTAGGAGAGCCTTTGCCAGTGCCTTCCTTCGGCGGGATGTTGCTCATCCCACGCCGTGCGGGCTTGACGGGCTTATAGCCAACGACACGTCCACGACGGTTGCGGATCGGTTCTCCCCGCTTGGGTTTCGTCTCCTCTTTCTTTGGCTTCACCGTGGCACGACCGCCACTAGCTCCGGTGCCACTTGCTCCTTTGTTTTGATTGTTCTCGCTGAGACGTTTAACGAGACCAGGAATTGCTGCGTAGCCTTCACCACGCCGCAGTGAATCACCGAGGTCTTTAGCAGTAGTTACTCCATCAGCAACCAGTGCTGCTGCACCAAGTCTGTTCAGAAGACCCTTAGAACCTGCCTTTAATAGGTTCCGTGCGCCAGATCCACCAGGAAGCGAACCCTTTGGACCACCAGATGCGGGCTTCAGTTTGGGTGTAGCTGCAGGGAGTTGACCGGCAGGCTTTTTAGCTCCTGGAAGTTGTCTTTGTCCTTCGACACGGACTCGTACTGGTTGAATCCGTTGGCTAGTCGGGGATGACGATCCACCACCACTACGGGCAAGTTGACCAGCTCCACCGGCAGTCCGGGTCTGGCCACTTCGGGTTCCTTTGGCAGCTTGATCGAGTTTGTTTTGTGCTTGCCGTTGTTTCATGGTCCGCTGAAGGGCACGACCAAAGTTCTGCAGCTGTTGTTTTGCCAGACGGTCACGAGTCAGACCCCGTTGAACACGTGCACGAGGGGAGGTGGCAGTAGTACGCCCTTTAGCGGGAAGAGAGCGACGGGTGGATTGTGCAATTTGTTGGTTTGCTCGCTGGGCAGCACGACGAGCAGCACGTTGTCGGGCGAGTTTTTCACGCTGGCTTTGCAGCAGTGACTTGCGTTTTTTCTTGGCCATTATTTGATGTGATCAATAATTTGTTGTTCTCTTAGGGGGTTAAATCCGTGATAGTCACGCATCCAAATTAGCCAATTCTCGCTTCCTTTCGCCTGATTACATTCCCGGCACGACGGGACCACATTGCTTGAGATATCTTCGCCACCTTTCGATCGAGGATGGACATGGTCAAGAGTGAGTTGTTGTAATTCATAGGTTTCTCCACAGTAGACACAACGACAGTCAAAATGTTCTTTAACAGCACGCCTCCACAGGCGTTTAGCTTCTGGTGACGTCATCGTTATTAAATTAAATAGGTAGTGGTCAGGCGTAGGAAGCAAGGGAGTCATCGTTTAGCGTTCGTTTTCCTTGCTCCTTTTTGGCGGTTCGACTTGCGAGACACGCACTTAAGGTTGTTTCTGTTGTTATTTATGGGATTTCCGTCGATATGATCGACTTCTTTCCCAGAACCACACTTCATGGAGCGCCTTGCACGAGTGCGGCTTGCATCTTTGTCTTTATTAGCTTTGCGATACCGTTTTAGATACGTTGCCCGGTTCGCATACTCTTGTTTATAGTCTCGTGCCATACAACCTCTGTTGCACGAGTTGAGGATCAACTTCAGGCATCACATTTGCCAGTTTGGCAAGCTCTGAGCCCTCTCCAGCAACCCCGCTGATGTCATTGGCCTTAAGCCAGTCGCAAGCGGCCTTCAGGTCGGCTGTAGAGGCCTCTCCGGACTTAATACGAGCAAGGAACTCTTTAGTTATTAGGTTGTGAAGTTGATTGAATTGGTTTTCCGTCGCCTTTTTGTAAGCGGCCATTTTGAATTGATACTATTGGGACCAGATCTGAGCACAGAAAATCCACACGACTTCCTGGTCTAAACATAAAGCCAGTTTTCAGGATTTCAGTACATTTAAGTGCTCTAACCAACTCGTAATCGAGTCTAAGTTTTTGTTCTTGACGCCTAGCAATTTGCTTACATAGTTCGACCATCGAACCATCCAAGGGAACGCTAAAACTAATTTGCATTCCAAAATTATTAGTGCGTGTATAACCTTCGCTTTCATAGGGAATTGTATCGTTACCCATGTAAAAAGGGCTTATCTGTGCAGTGGCCCCATTGCAACTTACGTTGCTCGAAAAAAACTGACGCGATGGTGCGCCAGAGTTCTGCATATTTACATTTTGGTTTACCACATTTCCCGTTGCTGCTGCTACTGGGTTCGAGTTATTGTGAACTGTTGGGTCTTCATCAGCAAACGCTGGTGTTACTGAGAGAAGACAGACAGCGATGTAGTGGTGGATTCTTGAGTAATGACTTCGTCGATTACGATGTTCTCCACGACTCCCGCATCCCGAACGACTGTCTCCAGTTGAAACTGTTCGCCTGCGGTGGTTACGGAATAGGTCGTGGAGTCGCTTAAAATATCTCCACTCGGGGTTACATTTGTTCCAGACCAACTTTTGTAATCACCTCCATAGATATTTGTCTCGATAGTTCGTTCAATATCAGTTGTAGTTGTTGTAGTAGACTGCATAGACCCTTGTGTAAAATTAGGAGTCACAGCTTGTGCAAATGCAGCTGACGGAGCAAAAATCAGGAGTAGAAGAAGTTTTTTCATGGTTCTTTTTTCTTGTCGTCGTTTGATTTGTTTCGACTGCTATTGGATGTATTCAAACCGAAAGTTGCCAGCGCCCCAGTAAAGACACTGGCTACAAACGTAATGTCACCACCACTTTGACCCTTTTTAATCATTGGAAGGTCAACGTAGTTAAGAGTAATGATAAAGCCGCTCCAGACAACAACACCTAGTCGAACAAAAGTTGCAAGGAACTCTAGTTCTTCGTGATGCTCTTTCAATTGCTTGAGGATGGGCTTTTTTTCTTGGTTAGTTTGCTCCATGTTTGCTTAAATACAGGTTTTAAGATCATCACGATGTATTGAAACAAAGAGGTCGCAGTAAGGGTGGCGGCAACACTGATAAATGCTGTCGTAGCTGCTGTTGTCATGATTGTTGTCGTCGGCATAGGGACTTGTATGTCCGTAAACGGGATGTCAACAATCTGAGCTTCTTTGGGTAGATTTATTTTGGATTCAGGTTTTTTAGTTCCTGATGATTCTCTTTCACTTCCCTTTCCTTTGACACCAGGAGGCGGTCTAAGGTCGCTAGGAGGCACTACAAGGGGCTTGTAACTAGGTATCTGAGCCCTTGGTACTTCTAGGATCGGCGCAGGCATTGAAGGGGCTTCTGGGAGTTCTAAAGATGGAAAGTTAGGGAACTCCGAAAAGTCCATCAGACCTCACCAAATAGACCGCGTTCGATGAACTTCACTGCTTCATCATCCACAGTGTTGTCGGTTTGTTCAGCCAATTTGGTCAACAGGTCAACAATAAGCCGCTTGACCTTTTCAGAGTTGATAAACGAAAAAAGAATTGGACGGATAAGGGTGATCATAATTGTGAAAGAAGATTATTTCCAGTAACAACTGCTGTGTTAAAGGCTGTGAGATCGTAGTCAGTGGACCACTCGTAGAAGTCGAGTGACATTTGTAGATGTGCAACAGCATTACGCAAATCCCTGCTACGATCAGCTACAGCTTCGTCACTACTGTATTCAGGTTCTTGTTTTTGTTCGGCAGTCAAATTTGTGTCTAAAAAATCAAAGTGGTTAATAACCTGTGTTAC